CATTCAAACGTGGATCGGTATCAAGAATACGGCTTTAGCTCCGTTCCTTTGCCAGGCGCGCAAGCGGTAGCGGTTTCGATTGCAGGCTCCAGGGATAATTCAATCATCATAGCGACTGAAGATGGGCGATACAGACCATTAAATTTAAACGCTGGAGAGGTTACAATTTATAACCAATTTGGAGATAAAATTGTTATCAAGCAAAACCGAACAATAGAAATCACGGCTCCGAATGTCATTATTAACGGCAATTTGCAGGTAACAGGAAATATTTTAGACAACTCAGGCACAAATACAAGAACTGTTTCTGGAATGAGAAGTATATTTAATACTCACCAGCACGCAGGCGGAGCGGTTTCAGATACTCAAATGTAGTTTATAATAAGCTTATGGCAGATGTAGGTTTAATTTGGCAAGATGGATGGGCGGATATTTTGCTAAATGAATCTAACAGCGATTTACAAACTGGCAAAGATTTAAAAACTGCTATTTTGGTAAGTTTATTTTCTGATTCACGCGCAAACCCAGAAGAGCTCTTGCTAGATGAAGATCCGCGCGGCTGGTGGTCTAGAGATTTAGGATCTTTACTTTGGTTACTAGCTAGGCAAAAAGCGACACTTCAGAATCTTGAAAAAGGAATTCAGTACATCAAAGACGCGCTTAATTGGTTAATAGTGCAAAATATTGCTAAATCAATAGATGTAACAGGCACTATAGAGAATAGATCAAAATTTAATTTCATAATTACAATAAAAAAATCAAATGATTATAGATTTCAATATTTATGGGAAAATATTAATTCAGATAGCTATAAATTTGATCGGAGCGAATACTTAATTTTATTTCAATAGGAAAAACAAAAATGCCATTAATCAAACCTACTTTACAGCAAATAATCTCCAGGATTGAAACAGATCTTCAAAGTGAATTGAATTCAGCTCCATTTCTGGAGGGTTCTTTTTTAAAAGCACTAGCAAACGCAAATGCTGGAGCTTTTTATGGGCTTTATGGCTATTTAAACACATTATCAAAAGAAGCACTTCCATCTAATGCTATTGGAGAATTTTTAAACGCTTGGGCTCAAGTTTACGGAGTAGCTCGAAACGCGGGTACTTACGCGGCTGGAAATGCTACGTTTACGGGTACAAACGGAACTTTAATTCCAGCAGGCACTTTTTTGATTAGTGATGATGATCTAACTTATAAAACAACGGCGGGCGTAACAGTAGCAGGCGGCACAGCAACAGCGGCGGTCATTGCTTTAGCTCCTGGAAGCGCAGCTAACAAAACGGCTTCCAGTGCTTTAAGTCTTTTAAATCCGATTCAATTTATAAATAACTCAGTAACAGTAGCAACGGGTGGACTTACTGGCGGTTTAGATCAAGAGACAGACGATCAACTTAGAGCGAGAATAATAAATAGAATTCAAACACCTCCACATGGCGGCAACGAAAACGATTACAAACAATGGGCAGAATCGGTTTCTGGCGTAGGCAATGCTTACGTTATACCCTTATTGAACGGCCCTGGATCAGTGGGCGTTTATTTAACTTCAACTGATGAGAATAATATAGTTCCATCAAATACAGTGGTAACCAATGTTTTAAACTATATCTCAGATCCAAGCAGAAAGCCAATCACAGCCAGCTTATCGGTCAATGCAGTTTCAACCACAGCTCAAAATTTCACCATTGATATTAATCCAGACACACCAGAAATAAGAGTTAATATTGAAAATGCTTTAAAAGATTTACTAGCGCGCGAGCGTAAACCAGCGGATACAGTAGGCGGATCGGTGGTAGGCTGGACTTTACTAATATCAAAAGTTAGGGAAGCGGTTTCAAACGCGGCGGGAGAAAATGATAACGCAGTATCGGTTCCAAGCGCAAACGTGCAATATTCTTTAGGACAGGTTCCGATTATGGGGACAATAACCTGGTTATAAAATGGATTCGACAGCATACAAAAACCTAATAAATGAATTGATTCCGCAGGGTTTAGCTTGGAATCCAAACCCAGACAGCAATTTACAAAAACTTATTTCTGGTGAATCAATAGAATTTGCCCGACTTGAAGAAGAAGCTATAAAAGTTTTAAAAGAAATAAACCCTTTGACAACCCAAAACCTAATAACGGAATGGGTAGATATTGCGCTTGGCGAGCATAGATGTCAGGGACTATCAACCAGCGGCGAAGAGCTGAAACGCGCTTTATTAGCAAGCTTAGCAAGTTTAGGCGGATCTAGCGAAAATTATTTTGAACAAATAGCACTTGCGGCGGGCTACACGATTACTATTACAGACTTTGAACAATTTAGAGCGGGCTCTTCAAGATGTGGCGATAGAGTTTTTGGAAGTGAATTTTGTTTTGTTTTTCAAGTAAACGGCGATACTTACACAGAAACAAAATTTAGAGCTGGTTTATCCAGAGCTGGCGATCATCTAACATATTTTTCAAATGATCTTTTGGAATGTGTTTTAAATCGCGCAAAGCCAGCACACACTAAAATTATTTTCACTTATTCATAAATTTAAAATTAGGTTATAATAAAAATATGAAACGCGTAGATAACGGCTCCCAAGGCGCAGGCAATTTATACACAGACGGAAATCCAGGGACTGGAGTATTAGGAACTATTGTAGATTCATCTTGCTTAAATGCAATTCAAGAAGAGCTCGTAAACGTGGTTTTAGATCCTAATTCTGGCGTTGCTAGTTTAAGCCAAAATAACGCTTCCTTAAATCAATTAAATACAGCAATCAAAGGAATAATTGATTATAAAATTTTAAATGGTGATGGAATCATGGTAAAAAACACCGAGGCAACCATTGGCACTGATTCCACAGTAACAGCGACCACAGCGACAGCAAGCGGCTTATCGGTTTCTTACACTCCAGTAAATGGCGCAAACGATCGTTATTTGTTTGGCTATCTTGATTGGAACGTAAACGATCCAGACGGATCACTAGCAGAGGGTTTTATAGATCTTCAATATTCAACCGATAACAGCACTTGGAGCACTATAAAAACATTTCAAAGAGATTTAGACCTTGGAGCTGGTGAAAAAATGGTCAAAGATGATATGTCCGTTTCGACTTCAAATGCAGTAACAACTTTAACATCTTATCAAACAACTGGAGTAAGCCTTGCATATACTCCAATAAATGGTGCAAATACTAGAATGTTAATTTTAAACGTTGATAATTATGTTACCGATAATGATTCAGGAACAGCAAGTCAGGTAGCTTTGCAATATTCAACTGACAATAGTACATGGTCAACTTTAAGAATTTATAATAATTTTCAAGCTTCAACTGGATCTACGGCAGTTTTTTCACAAATACCAATAAACGACACCTTTAGACATATTGCAACAACTAACACTCCCTATTATAGAATAGTCCACAGAGCCAATCCAAGTATTGGAGGTGGAACTTCAACTGTTTTCTCGGGTGCTGGTTTAGTAGTGAGAGAAATGGCTCCACAATATGTTTTAGAAAACAGATCACCAGTAAGCTTTTTAATCAAGCACAATAACAATAGCGCGACACCTTACTATAGAATCGCGCACAGGGTTACATCTGGCGATCAATCAATTATTTACACAGGCTCAGTTTTGCGTGTAATGGAGTTTAACTAATGAATAATGATTTAATAGACATAGCAGTTTTTTATAAAGCAGACCACGGCGGGTTTACCATCGCTGATGGCGTTTTAACGTTTGTAGATGGTTTTGAGCCTACCAAGAAACAAAAAGATACAGCACTTTTGGAGATGGCAAAAAAACGCAAATACGAAGAAATCGACAATTTTTATTCAAGGCAACGCGCTAAAATGCTTTCGCCAGGCGCGTTTATGGATATGATCTATTTACTCAAAGCGCAAGAAGCAAAGGCATATCTTGGGAATCAACCAGGGCAATATTTATTGCTAAATGCTAGTGTGCAAGCTGGAGAAGCGGCGGATCTAGACGAAGCGGCGGAATTGATTCTTACCAAAGAAACAGAACTTTTGACTAGCGCGGCACAAATGGAAGAGCAAAGACTTACTAAAAAAATAGCGGTAAAAAATGCAAGTACACTTGCAGAACTTGAGGCGATAGAAGTTTAATGTTTGGGCTTGCTGATACTATTATCGGCGTTTTTGGTGAAACTCTAGACAAGTTTTTACCAGATCAAAACGAAAAGCTAAAAGCACACGCAGAAATTAGAGCAAGAATCTTGGAGAACGAATCTAAGATTTTATCAATCGCTGGCGATATTGTAGGCAGGGAAGTATCATCTGAAAAATGGTGGCAAAACGCTTGGAGACCAGCTTTTATGTGGATGATTATAATTATCATCTTCAATAATTTTTTATTAGCTCCGTATGTCAGTTTAATTTTTGGCTTTGATCTAACTTTAAAAATCAATATGGAAACTATTCCAGATCAGCTTTGGCAAGCAATGGATATTGGACTTGGCGGCTATGTTATCGGAAGATCAGCAGAAAAAATCGTAAAGGATCTAAAAAAGAAATGAAAGCAGAAATATTATTATTCGTTCCAAAAAATGAAAATTTACTAGATAAAATAGTAAAGTTTATTACCAACCAAAATTATAGACATGCTGGGATCTGTTTCCCTAATGAGTTTGGAGATTTAATTTTAGAAGCTTCAGGATGGAAAGGAAAGGTACTTGCAGAGCGCAGAGTCTCAGATTTAAAAAATATAATTCTAGAAACTTATCCAGTAGATCTAGATTTTTTTTGTTTTTGGAAAGCAAAAGAATTTCTTGGGACTAGATACGATTATAAAGGTTTTTTTCTTTGGGCTTTAAATAGGGAAGCGAAAAAGAAACTTTATTGCTTTGAGTATATTCTAGAAATTTTGAAAGCTGATTCCCAAATAGGGCCTTATGCAAAATTAGTAAACGATGGATCTATCTCAGGAAGAGATATAAAAAACCTAGTTACAGGAATTCTCAAATCGGAGCCAATTATAAAGGAGTATTAAAAATGTTTACAAAGCCAAAACG